TTGATTTCTGAATCTGATATAAATCAAAATCAAATTCCTAGAGGAGGACTTATTGTTTCTTTGGGATCAACTGGAGGACTTGGTTACGCACCTCTTGTTGGTGCGAAGATTCTACCTACTATTGCTGGTGGAGCAATTACTGGTGTAGTTGGAGTTCCAACTTACGGACAGTCTTTGACAGTAAGTAATTGCTTATATGATAATGTTAGTGGAATTGTTACAATAACAACTTCTGCAGCACATAACTTGGATGATTATAATGATCGGCAAGTTTGGTTAGAGGGTCTAGAGTTCTCCTGTGCTGCTCCCCATGCAGGTGTTACTACAACCATATTTCCAGATGGAACTCTTGGAAATGTCTTTGCAATCAGTGACATTGTTTCTGCTACTACATTCAGTGTTAATGTAGGAACTAGTACTATTCCTCATACTTATGATAGTTCTGGTCAAGTATATCCATATTTCAGTAAACTCAACTTTGGATCTGGATATTCTGGTAATATTGTTGCAATTGGTATTAGTGTATACGAACCTGGACATACAGGAGATTCTGCAAATATAACTGCAGAAGTTCTAACTAACGAACATAAGTTCTGGTCCAGTACAGCAAATAATATTCATTATGGTGGACAATATGCACATACCTTTGATTCTGCCACTACAGGTACTTTAAATGTCCAAAGTGGTTCAGAGGTAGGAAGTCAGAAGACACCTAATGGTGCAGAATATAATCCAGCAACTGGTGCATTAAGATTAATATTTGCTGGTGTGCATGGAATGAGCACTAACGATACTATTACTATTGATGAGGGTAGTCTTAAGTTTAAATGTGCAAGAGATAATTTTGCTACTGTTCATGCTTATCCTCGTCCTCATGATCCAATTGCAGGAATAACTACTGCTGTTACTGTTGACACAACGACTAGTTTTACTATTAATGTTGGAAGAAGTTTAAATTCTAGTGTATCAATATCCACAGCATCTTACGAACCATCCACAGGCGATCTTGTATTGAATGTTGGTGCTGGTCATGGATTTATAGCTGCAGGTATATTAACAACCAATACTGCGTCTTATATCCCATCTACGGGTTTATTGACAGTAAATACCACCACTAATCATGGTATGGTAACTGGTGAAAGAGTTCAACTTGCAAATGAATCATTTACATTTAAATGTGCGAAAGATAATTATGCAACAGAACATACTTATCCAAGAGAAGATGATCCTTCTAGTGCTAAATGGTTAGCAATAACTAAAGTTGATGCAGACTCATTTACTGTATTCGTAGGTGAATCTTCAGACACATCTACACATACTTTTGTTAGGGCAGAACTTGCTAATATTAGAACTGATGATCCAGGTGGTTCAGTTGGTATACACACAAGAAGTTTAACCTTTACTTGTGCTCAAGATAATCATGGATCATTCCATGCATACCCAAGAGCATCGGATCCAATACATGGTGCAGTTTTAGGTATAGGTGCAACAACAACTGATACAATTACAATTAACGCAGGAACATCTGTAAATGGAACAGGTGGACAACTTAAGTTTACTATCGTAGATGGTGGTACTGGGTATTCCAATCAAACACAAATATTTGTTTCTGAACCAACATATGAAAATCTTGAAGTTGTAGGTGTTTCTAGAATTGGTAGTGGTTCAACGACTGATACTGGAATTGGATTGTTATTGGATATTGATGTTGATGAAAGTTCTGCAACAGGTATTGGATCAACTTATTTTGAAGTTAAAAATTTCTATATAGCAAGATCTGGATATTCATTTAGAAAGGGTGATGTATTTAAACCAGTCGGACTTGTTACTGGTAAAAATTTGACATCTCCCATTTCAGAATTTGAGCTTACAGTATTAGAAACTTTTAGTGATAATTTTGGTTCATGGCAATTTGGAGAACTTGATTATATTGATTCTGTCAAAAATTATCAAGATGGAGAGAGAATAAGATTCCCACTCAAATACAATGGGTCGGTATTGAGTTTCGAAAAACCCGAAAATTCTACAATAGAACTGCAAAATGTATTACTCATTATTATTAATGGAGTCATTCAAGATCCAGGAGTTTCTTATGTATTTGATGGAGGTACTTCATTTGCATTTACTAGTCCACCAAAACCAGAAGATCAAATTGATATTTTCTACTATAGAGGAACTAGAGGTGTAGATGACATACAAGTAGATAATGTAATTCCAACATTAGAAAAGGGTGATGATGTTAGAGTATTTAAAAATGATTCCATTACAGGAACAATTACTCAAGATCAAAGAACAGTTTTTGATGTATCTCTTGCGGATAAATTTGAAACTAGTTTATATCTAGATCAAGGTATCGATGAAGTTAATAGTAAACCAATGTCATGGACAAAACAAAAAATTGATAGGGTAATTAATGGAGAATTTGTTTATAAGACAAGACAATCTACAATTGCTCAAATTTATCCAACCGCAAAAATTATTAAAGATGTTACAACCTCTGATTCCAGTATTTTTGTTGATGCTGTAAGTAATTTTAATTATGATGAATCAGTAGGAGGACCATATCAAAATATGGGAGGTATTATTGTTGATGGTAAAGTAGATCCCTCTCCTGCTAATATCACTGCATCTATCGGTGCTGGAGGAATAGTTTCCACTCTCACAATTGCGGATGGTGGAAATGGATATGTAGGATCGACAGTAAATATCAAGTTCCAATCACCAATTGAAATTGGTGTTGGTATTGGAACTATTGCTCAGGCTACAGGAGCAGTCACTAATGGTGTGATTACTGGAACTACAATAACAAATCCTGGTTTTGGATATACTGCTACTGCAGCACCCAAAACAATTATATCCCTACCAGATTCAAATACTGAAAATATTGATCAAATTGAATTTATTAAAGGATTTTCTGGAATTATAACAGGAATTACAACTACTTCTGGATCTGGTGGACATTCATTGGCACTTGAGTTCTTCCTTGATATGGGAACAACAAATTTTGGAGATGATCTAGAGGTTGGGTATCCAATATTTGTTAAGAACACTATAATTGGATCTGGTGTCACATCGGTGGATAGTTCAAATGCTGCTGTAGTTGGTATTGGAACTGCATTTTTAGATAATATTTACTATATCCATCAATTATCCCGTTCTGGTGATTATGTTGGTATTGTTACTTGTAATATAGATTCTGGAACTAATGTAACAGGACTTTCTACTAGTGGTGATTATGTTGGTGAATTTTCTTGGGGATTATTTACTTCAATTACCAGATCTTCTGCTCCAATTTCTATTGGTGTTTCTGGAAAAACTTTTGATGTTGGATTATCAACTTTCCCAACAATTCAGAGAAGAGGTGAAGGTATTAGATTGACAGGAGCACTTCCCGAAACAAAAGATAATTAAACCCATATAAATACTTAAAAAATTATTGTAATATGTCCGCTATAGTAACAGATCAATTTAGAATTGCCAATGCTAATAATTTTGTAGAATCTGTATTGAGTGCTGATAATAATTATTATGTATTTTTGGGACTTTCAAATCCTGGATCAGATTCTACTCCTGTAGGATTTGGTAGAAGTTCGACATGGGATAAAAGTCCATCAACCCCTCCAAGTCCTATTGATAATCTACAATATTTAAGCCATTATAGAAATACTGCACTATTTGGAAAAAAATTAACTAGTGCAAATACTAGAAGGGTTGTAAAAAAGTTTGATTGGACTTTTAATACTCGTTATGAAATGTATCGTCATAATTATAGTGTTGAAAATTTAACTCCAATATCACAATCTGCAAGACTTTATGATAGTAACTATTATGTTGTTAATAGTGACTTTAAAGTTTATATATGCATCTATAATGGATCTCATGGTGATATTGGAGGGACATCAAACTTAACTGGAAATACATCTCAGGATGAACCAACATTTACAGATTTAGAAGTATCTGCCGCGGGGATAAGTGGAGATGGATATCTTTGGAAGTATTTGTTTACTATATCTCCAAGTGATATTATTAAATTTGATTCTACTGAATATATTGTTCTTCCGAGTGATTGGTCATCTTCAACCAATTTCCAAATTCAATCTGTAAGAGATTCTGGAGATTCTATTATTAATAGCAATCAAATAAAATATGTGTATATTGAGAATGGAGGAAAAGGTGTATATACTGAAGGCACTTATGATATTAAAGGTGATGGATCCGGAGCAAAAGTACATATAGAAGTTGATACATCTGGAACTATTACTAAAACAACTGTTGTTTCTGGTGGTAGTGGATATACATTTGGAATTGTTGATTTTGGTCATGCATTAACAGATAATATTTCCAATCCGGCAAAACTGATTCCAATTATACCTCCATCAAGAGGTCATGGATACAATGTATATGAAGAATTGGGATCGGATAAAGTTCTTACATATTCTAGATTTGATGATTCTACAAGAGATTTTCCAACAGATACTAAATTTGCTCAGGTTGGAATTATAAAAAATCCAGAAAAATATGATTCTGCGGTTCTTTATAGTGCAAGTGAATATTCATCATTAGGAGCAGTTAAATTAACATCAGATTTTAGTGATAATCCCACTATTGGGGGTAAAATCGAGCAGTCTACTTCAAGTGGTACTGCAAGAGGATATGTAGCATCATATAATGACGAGACTAAAGTATTGAAATATTATCAAGATAGATCTTTAAACTTTGGCAATACTTTAGATCAAACTGACAGAAATGATGTAACTAGTAAGGCCAATATTATTAGTTTCGAATCTTCATCAAGTACAATTTCCGATGGAACTTTTACAGCATCAGTTGATACAAGTTTTGGAGGAATTACAACTACAATTGGATCCAAAGAAATTAATTTGGGGGTTACTTTCACAGATGGACTTGCTAATCCTGAGATAAATAAGAATACAGGAGATGTTGTTTACATTGATAATCGTTCTCTTATAACGAGAGACTCTAGGCAAAAAGAAGACATCAAAATTATTCTGGAATTCTAAAGAAAAATGTCGCAAAAAACAAATTTAAATATTAATCCATATTATGATGATTTTGATTCGTCAAAAAACTTTCTAAAAGTTTTATTTAAACCAGGATATCCTGTTCAAACTAGAGAACTGACGACTTTGCAGTCGATTCTCCAAAATCAGGTAGAAAATTTTGGAACTCACATATTTAAAGAGGGATCGGTTGTCATTCCAGGAAATATTTCATATGATGGCCAATTTTATGCGGTAAAAGTAAATACTACACAATTTGGAATTGATGTATCATTATATATTGACGAATTTGTTGGAGAAACAATAACAGGTCAAGTTTCTGGAGTTACTGCTAAAATTCAAAAAGTAATTTTACCAACAGAAAGTGATGATGTAGAATATATAACTTTATATGTAAAATATTTAGAGTCTGATAATAATTCTCAATTCGCACAATTTCAAGATAGTGAATTGTTGTCTTCTAATAAAAATGTAGTATATGGTAATACAACAATAAATTCTGGAACTCCATTTGCTTCATCTATTAATTCTGATGCAACTACAATAGGATCATCTGCATCTATTGGTGGAGGTGTTTATTTTATAAGGGGATATTTTGTAAATGTTTTACCTCAAACAATTCTCTTAGATTTTTATACAAATACCCCATCATATAGAGTTGGATTGCAAATTAATGAATCTTTAATTAATGCAAAAGAAGACGAATCTTTATTTGATAATGCAAAAGGATTTTCAAATTATGCATCACCTGGTGCAGATAGATTAAAAATTACATTAATTCTTACAAAAAAATCATTAACAGATACTAATGACACTAATTTTGTAGAGTTATTGCGATTAAAGGATGGAAAAGTTAAAAAGATAACAACAAAAACTCAATACAATTTAATTAGAGACTATCTTGCCGAGAGAACTTTTGATGAATCTGGTAATTATACTGTAAAACCATTTGATCTCAATTTAGAAGAGTCGTTAAATGATAGATTGGGTAATGATGGAGTATACTTCTCCAATGAACAGACTGATGATGGAAATACTCCTTCGGATAATTTATCTACATTAAAAATATCACCAGGAAAGGCATATGTAAAAGGTTATGATATCGAAAAGGTATCGTCCACTACAGTTGATATAGATAAACCAAGAGATACTGAAGATATTAAAAATGTTACAGTTCCATTTGAAATGGGAAATGTATTGAGAGTTAATAATGTAACTGGATTAGCAAAAGTAAGAGAAACAGTTGCATTATACTCGCAATTTGGTTGTTTGGGAAGTCAGATAGGAGAAGCTAGAGTATATTCATTTAATTTAACAGATGCTCCATATGTTAATGCAACTACTAGTTGGGATTTAAGATTATATGACATTCAAACATATACGAGATTAACTTTAAATGATACTGTTACATCGACAGATATAAAAGAGTCTTTCTTTGTCAAAGGGAAGAGCACAGGATCTAGTGGATTTGCAACAGCAGACGGAGCATCTAATCAAATTTTCTTAAGACAGACTTCCGGAACGTTTGCTAAAGGTGAAATTTTATTAATCAATGGAATAGAATCTTCAAGATCTGTAATTGAAGTTCGTGCATATAATACACAGAATATTAAATCGGTAAAACAGACTACACCTTTTAGTGGAACTAATAATTTCACAGCAGATTCTATTCTAGAAACATTTAATTTTCCAGGTTCTATATCACAAATAGTAATTAGTCCATCTGGTGGAAGTCCCGGTATTTCTACAGTGACTTCTCCAGGTCGCACTTTTGTTGGAATTAATACTGATACAGTAATTAGATATCAACAATCTGGAGTATCCACAGAAACTTATAATAGAGTATCTAGTGTATCATCCGATGCACTATCTTTAGAAATTTCTGCAATAGGTCTTGGTGTTACTGGAGTTTTTAATGGAACACTACCATCATCAGAAATACAAGTTAATGGATTCTTGGGTGGACCTATTATAAGAGGAAATGGAACATTATTTGCACCATTACCGGAAGAGAATGCTTCTGCAGTTGACCTTTCTACATCCCAATTATTTTTAATTGATCAATTAACTGGTAAAGATGTTGATAATGCAGATAATACTATAACTATCAATACTAGTGATATTAGTAGTATCGATGATATGTCTTGGGTTAACTTTGATCAGGAAAGATTTACTGTTGGTTATAATGGAGGTGATATTGGTACTATCACGTCAGATTCATTCGACCTGAATGGAGATGTTATAACATTAAGAGGATTGGATAGTAGCCAATCTAACAATGATACAGTTGTTAATGTAACAGCACTTAAAACAGGTATTCAAAGTAAAATAAAAAATTATTCCAGAAGCACTGTTTTATCTGTAAATGGATCTAGATTAAAAGAATCTGGAACCACTATTGCGACTTCCAAAAATGACGGATTAACCCTTAATCAATATTATGGATTAAGGGTTCAAGATGAAGATATTTCACTAAACTATCCCGACGTTTCAAAAGTACTTGCAGTTTATGAGTCATTGAATAGTAATAATCCATCTTTTGATATTGTCGAATTTTCTGTAATTTCAAATGTTGGATCGAATGCAATAATTGGAGAAAATATTATAGGATCTACAAGTAATGCTATTGCTAGAGTTGTAACTAATAATACTACTACCAATCCATCTTCTGGAAGTGCAAATAAATTAGGAATTGTTTATTTGAACGGAAATAAATTCTCAGTTGGAGAAGTGGCAACTTTTGAAGAATCCAATATCAATACTCAGATTGATTCTATAACTAATGGAAATTATAGTGACATAACACAGTCATTTAAGTTAAACAGAGGACAAAAAAATCAGTATTATGATTATTCTAGAATTGTAAGGAATAAAAATACTCAAGAACCTTCGAGACGTTTGATTATAGTTTTTGATCATTATACTGTTCCCACAAATGATTCTGGAGATGTATTTACAGTAGACAGTTATGATAGGGAGAGATTTTCAAAAGATATCCCAAATATTGGAGGTTCTATTAGAGCAACAGATACTTTAGATTTTAGACCTAGAGTAGCAACTTTTGATCCTTCAGTAACAACAGATAGATCTCCATTTGATTTCAATTCAAGAACATCAACATTTAATACATTTCCATTAAGACTTTTGGCACCCGAAGAGGGATCTATAATTAGTCAAAGTTTTTATCTTCCTAGAATAGATAAAATTTACTTAGATATTCTTGGAAACTTTGTTGTAGATAAAGGAGTATCTTCAAAAAATCCAAAACCACCTACCAAAAAAGGTGAATTTTTAGAACTTGGAACTATAGAATATCCAGCATATCTTTATGATGCATCAGATGCGAATATTATTCTGACTGATAATAGAAGATATACAATGAGAGATATTGGTATTATTGAAGATAGAGTAGAAAATCTAGAAAGAGTAACAACTCTTTCTTTACTTGAAGTTAATACTCAAACCTTACAAATAAAAGACTCCGAAGGTTCTGATAGATTTAAGAGTGGTTTTTTTGTTGACGACTTCTCTGATAGTTCCAGATTTGATACTTTTGAATCAACAACATTAGTTGATGAAGAATCAAGAACACTCAATTCTGATATTAGTAGCAATTCGTTAGAATCACTAATAGCAACATTAGATAATATCACTCCAGAGAATTTAGACTTAAGTGCAGATAAGTATTCGACTACACCCTTGGTTCTTTTAGATTCTAATATAGAAAAAACTGGAAATTCTTTGACACTTGCATATGATCAAATTGGTTGGTTGGAACAACCATTTGCTACTAAAGTTGAAAATGTAAATCCATTCAATATTGTTGTCTATAATGGCACAGTTACATTAGATCCTGCAGTCGATAGTTGGACTAGAACAGTTCAGTTAGATGATAGAACAATTGATAGAGGAGTTACCAGAACAAATAATGTCAATTTGGTCAATAATTTAAGATCAAATCAGAGCAGAACAATTAGGTTACGACCAGGTGCAATAGGAGCAAATACTGTTAATCTCATAAGAAGAGCTAGTAGTTTTAATATTAATACATCAAATACAGCTAGAGGATCATTTGATACAGTCGATACCTCCATTCGTAATGAAGTAGTGGGTAGTAATGATCAGTTCTTTATTAGATCTAGAAACGTAGAATTTAATGCATCTAACTTAAAACCAAATACAAGATATTATCAGTTCTTAGATGAAAGAAGTGGAGTTGATGTAATTCCAAAACTTGTAGAAATTGAAAATGTATCTGCAGCATTCACAATTGGAGAAACTGTTATTGGAACTGTAGGAGGTGTTGAAAGAATTAGATTTAGAGTGTGTAGACCTGATCATAAATCAGGAAGTATTTCAAGTCCAGATTCAACATATAATCAGAATCCATATAATAAGACTCAAATTTTAGGTTCAGTATATAGTTCTACATCAAATGTTCTTAATGTTGACGTTGATGGACTTGCTAAGAGAGCACAGGGTACATATTTTGGATATATTCAGTCTGGGATGCAATTAGTTGGACAAAGCAGCAATGCAATTGCCTCTGTAAAGGACATCAGATTAATTTCGGACAATTTTGGAGACCTTAATGGATCATTCTTTATTAGACCTCCACATGTAAATCCAATACCAAGTGTTAGATTGCGTGCAGGAACAAAAACTTACAAATTAACATCTAGTTCCACAAATTCTAAAGGATTACCTGGAAGCAATTTAATTTCTTTTGCAGAAACATCTTATACTGCAAATGGAACTGTTTTGAGATTCCAAGCAACAGTTACAAGAGAAACCGCAAGAACAAATATTTCAAATACAGTTAGTTTAAATTTAAGTAGATCAGTTAATGTTGAATATACAGATCCTCTAGCACAAACATTTACTGTTGGTGGAAATATTCAGGTCAAATCTGATATTGATACTGATGATGACGTAAATGGAGTATTTTTAACATCTGTAGACGTATTTTTTGCTACAATTGATAGTGGTAACGCACCAATTAGAGTAGAAATAAGAGAAACTCAATTAGGAACACCAACACTCACAACTATTGGAAAACCAGTAACTCTTAAACCAAGAGGTAGTATTGATGGTGTTGAAACCCAACTAATTCAAACATCAGACACTGGAGAAATTGCTACAAATATTAGATTCCCAGAACCAATTTTCTTGGCACCTGGTAGAGAATATGCAGTAGTTTTAATATCAGATCAAAGTGATGAATATGAAGTGTGGACAGCTGTCATGGGAAATAAGACTGTCAACACACAACAACTTCCAGATGTTGATCAAGTGATTTATACTAAACAGTTTGCTCTTGGGTCTTTATTCAAATCTCAAAATGGATCTATCTGGTCAACTGATCAAAATCAGGATTTGAAATTTAAACTTTATAAAGCAGAGTTTGTGCAGAGTTCGGGAACTGCTTATTTCTACAATCCACCTTTAGATCGAAGTAATGATTATGTTTTGGAGTTGATTAACAATCCTATTACAGTCCTTCCAAAAACAGGAAGGATTGGTATTGTTACAACAACAGATTCAAGTTTTATTGGTATTGTAACTGTTGGTAGAAAACTTGCCGGTGGCAATAATAATGGAGGATCAGCAATTATTGTTGGGCAAGGTAGTTCTGTTAAAGATGCTTCCACATTAACAGAGTCGGGACAAAATTATCCAATAAGCACTACTGAAACAGTAAGTACATTTAATTTCTCTGGAAAGGGAGATGGACTAAAACTTAATATAACTACCAACGCTAGTGGAGTAATTACTGGTGTTGGGCACTCTACTCTCGATTATGGAAATGGATATCAAGTTGGAGATGTTGTTGGTATTCAAACTTCGACAACATCATCAGCAACTGGTAGAGATGCAAGAATAACAATTGGTGATGTTACTGGTGTTGATACCTTATATCTCACCAATGTTCAAGGTGGATTTGGTGGTAGTGGTAGTGGAAAAGAATTTGCTGTAGGTGTTGCTTTAAGTTATTTCAGTGGTTCTAGTACAATTGTTTCTGCTGCAGGAACTAACATTATATCTTCTAATGCAGATGGTGGAATTTATTCTGGAGATTGCTTTAAAGTGGATCACTTCAATCATGGAATGTATTCGACAACCAACAAAGTAGTTGTTGATAATATCAAATCGGATATTCCAACAACAATATTAACATCAGAACTAATTGTTGGAGAAACTTCATATATTAACATCGATTCTTCATCCAACTTTGAAACGTTTGAAGGAAGACCGGTAAGTGGTTCATATACTGGATATGTAAAAATTGGAAGTGAAATTATTGGATATGATTCTGCAAGTGTTGGAGTATTGAATATTTCTTCAAATGGTAGAGCAATTGATGGAACAATTGCAATTAATCACCCATTAGATAGTGTTGTCGAAAAATATGAATTTGGTGGAGTTTCTTTAAGAAGAATTAATGGAATCAGCACCTCTATACAATCTCCTATTGATATTGATAATTATCACGTTAGAATTGATAGATCAATAACTAAAGGAAATAATAGATTAAATGATGGATCTAGCACAGATTCTCCAGAATTATCTTTCAATGATGAAAAATTAATTGGAGGAAATTCTGTTACTGCCTCTGAAAACTTAGTATATAATTCGATAACTCCATCATATGATATACTCACTCCAGGATCAACTACTTTTGCAACAGGAAAAGTTAGAACAACAACAGCAACTAGCGTTTCTGGAACAGAAGTTTCATTTAATGATAATGGGTATGAGGAAGTTCAATTAAATTCTTTAAATTCATTATCTTCTTTGAGGATGGTCGCTTCAGAGATAAATCAAAATGAATACTTAACATCTCTACCAAGAAATAAATCACTTACCACTGCCATTACATTTAATTCAAATGATCCAAATAATGTACTTTCTCCAATATTGAATTTGGAGCAAGCAGGTTCTATACTCAATAGTAATAGATTGAATAAACCAATCACTGATTATCCCAATGATAATCGTGTTAATTCAATTGTTGATGATCCACATTCATCCGTATACTATTCAAATATCACAACTCTCCAAAATCCAGCATCTGGACTTAAAGTTATTATTGCTGTAGAAAGACCTGGAGACTCTGACTTTAGAGTTCTTTATACGACAGTAAAAGCAGATTCTAGTGAAATTGAACAATCATATGAATTGTTCCCAGGATATGATAATCTTAAGCAAACAACTGAAGGTTTCTTAATTGTCGATCCATCTAAAAATAGTGGATTGCCGGATAGAAAAGTTAGAGCAAGTTTGGATGGTGAATTTTTAGAATATGAATTTACAGTTGATAGTTTAGATTTATTCAGTGGATATGGAATTAAGATTGTAATGTCCAGTTCCAATCAAGCACAAACACCTCGTTTTGCGGATCTTAGAATTATTGCACTCAGATGATAAAAGTAAAAGGACACTCCAATTTATACAGAGATGAAAATACCGGTGCTATCGTAAATTACGATACTGCCGGATATAATCAATATGTGAATACTATTACACAAAAAGATTTACGTAAAAAAGAATTGGATGAGATGAAAAAAGATATTAATGATATAAAATATTTACTTCAAGAAATTTTGAATAAATAACTGCTTATAAATATCTAAAGGTATATTAGCATCATAAAATAATGGCTGTTTATGTATCAAATATTGTTATCGAACAAGGATTTGATTTTGATACTTCATTTCAATTAGAAGATACCAGAACTAATTCCCCATTAATATTGAGCAATGCTTCTGCCGAATGTAAATTGAGAAAACATTATGGTTCTACATCATCAGTATCTTTTGCATCGTCAATAACTAGTCCCGATTTAGGAATTATTTCCATTTCATTGAATGCATCACAAACTGTAGATATAAAACCTGGTAGATATGTTTTCGATGTAAAATTAACAAATTTTGGCAAAGAATTTAAAGCTGTAGAAGGTACAGCACTAATAAGAGGGGGAGTAACTAGGTAATGCCAAGTATAAACGATAGGATTGGTTCTCAAAATGTAATCCGTGTTTTATCCAATGCTTCTGCTCCACCGACACGGTTATTAAACTTAACTGATGTAGATTCCACTCTAAAAAATAGAGATGGAATGATTTTGGTATGGGATTTGGCAACAGAATCCTTCTATATGACGGACACGATTGATTCGTCATCTTTAAATATTACTGGTATTGCGACATTTTCAAATACTACCGACTCTACATCATCAATTACTGGTGCTTTAGTTGTTAATGGTGGAATTGGAATTGGTAAAGCAGTCAATATTGGAGGAAATATATCAGTTGCTGGTATCTCAACTTTTGCATCAAACGTTGATATTAATGCTGCAGTTGATATTTTAAATAGTTTAAATGTTAACGAAACATTTGAATCTGTTGGAATCACAACTCTTGCTTCTGCAGGTGGTATTACCACTACTGGAGGACATTTATATGTAGGGTCCAATTTAGAAGTTTCTGGAACTTCAAACTTTATCGGAAATGCCATATTTAGAGGTGGTACAATTGGAATTGGTGATTCTACTGGAGATGATATTGATGTTGGAGGTGAATTTGTATCTAATTTAGTTCCAAATACTGATAACACTTATGATATTGGTATTACGACACAAAGATGGAGAGACGGAAAATTTTCTGGTCTTGTAACGACTACTAACTTATTTGTTTCTGGAGTATCAACTTTCCATGGTGATAACTATATTACAGGAAACTTAAGGATAACTGGATTTGCCTCTGTTACTGAAGGTTTATATTACGATGCTAATGACTATGACGGACCAAATGGAATTGCTTATTTCGATAATACCGGAAAACTAATTGGTGCTGCCAGTACAGAAAATGCATTGACTGAAAGTTATTTTGTATTAACGACCAACAATGTAGGAATTCCTACGTGGACTTCGGTAATTGATGGAGGATCTTACTGATGGCAAAACCCAACACTAGACAAGGACTTATTGATTATTGTCTGAGACAACTTGGAGCACCAGTTTTAGAAATAAATGTTGCTGATGAACAGATTGATGATTTAATTGATGATACTATTCAATACTTTAATGAAAGACATTATGATGGTGTTGAGAGAATGTATTTAAAATATAAAGTATCTCAGGATGATATTGATAGAGGAAAAGCTAGTGGTATAAATGGAGTTGGAATTGTAACAACAACAGGAACTTCAACTAATATAAGTGGTGTTGGGACAATTACTTCAAATTTTTATGAAAATTCTAATTTTATTCAAGTTCCAGATTCTGTAATAGGAATTGAAAAAATATTCAAATTTGATACTAGTACAATTTCTGGAGGAATGTTTAGTATAAAGTATCAACTTTTTCTAAATGATCTTTATTATTTTAGTTCTATAGATTTATTGTCATATGCAAGGACAAAAACATATCTGGAGGATATTGATTTTTTACTTACCACTGACAAACAAATAAGATATAATAAGAGGCAGGATAGATTATACTTAGATATAGACTGGGGAGAACAATCTAAAGACACATTTTTTGTAATTGATTGTTATAGAGCACTTGATCCAGAAAGTTTTTCTCAAGTTTATAATGACAGTTTTGTTAAAAAATATCTTACTGCATTAATAAAAAAACAATGGGGACAAAATCTAATCAAATTCCAAGGTGTAAAACTTCCTGGAGGTATTGAACTAAATGGTCGTGCATTATTTGAAGATGGACAAAGAGACTTGGAAGATATAAAACAGAAAATGTCTTCTGAATATGAACTACCACCTTTGGATTGTATTGGTTAATAATTATGACATTGAATCCATTTTTTCTTCAAGGTTCTTCGGCTGAACAATTTCTTGTTCAAGATATAATCAACGAACAATTAAAAATTTATGGTATAGATGTATATTACCTACCTAGAAAGATTTTTAAGACTGATGACATAATTCGTGAAATACAATCTTCTAAATTTGATGATAGTTTTTTGATAGAAGCATATTTGAATAATTATGATGGATATGCTCCTGATAGTGATATCATGACCAAGTTTGGTCTTAGATTGAAAAATGAAATAAGTTTGACTATATCTAGAGAAAGATATGAAGAATTTATTGCTCCGTTTTTGGAAGGTATTTCATCGGGAATTAGAGAAGGAAGAATTACTGAATATGATTTTGCCGATTTGATTACAAGACCAAAGGAAGGTGATTTAATTTATTTTCCACTAGGAGAAAGATTATTTGAAATAAAAAGAGTTGAATCGGAAAAACCATTTTATCAACTAGGAACTAATTATGTTTATGAATTGAGTTGCGAACTTTATGAATATGAAAATGAACTTATTGACACTTCAATTGAAGAAGTTGATAATACTGTAGAAGATGAAGGATATATTACAAGTATTACAATTGTCGGCAACGACGGTGACCCCATTACCGGATCTGCATCAACTGCTACTGCATTGGCAGGAATTTCTTCCCAATCTATTAGTGAAATATTTTTAAATAATGATGGTAGTGGATATGTTTCCACTCCTACAGTAACGTTCTCAAATCCACCAAATCTTGCCGGAGGAGATTCCCTTGCCACGGCGGTTGCAATTACAACTAATAGAGCAAACGTACAATCTATTTTAAGATTGGAATTGACAAATGGTGGATCTGGATATACTAATGCACCAACAATAACAATAACTGGTGGAGGAGGAACAGGAGCTGCGGCAACTTGTTCTGTCGGAGGAACAGAGTTTAGTGTTTCTTCTATGTCGATTACTAATAAAGGACGTGGATATTCTATTCCACCTACAGTAATTATTGGTAGTCCTGGAGTAGGAATTACTGCAACTGCAGTTTCTGGAATTGTTGATGGCAAACTCGATTATATTAGAATACTTAATGCAGGTATTGGATATACTCAAGCACCTACGGTTTCTATAACAGGATTATCTACGGTTGGTGTCGGAACTTATGTCTATAACGAAACCATAACTGGAGAATCGTCAGGAGTAACAGCAGTAGTTAGAGATTTTAGAACTACTATTTCGGCAGTACCTGGTATTCTTCCTGTTACCAATATTAGAGTTTCACTAAATACTGGTAAGTTTAGTCCTGGTGAAACAATTGTAGGAACAATTTCATCTGCTAGATATACTGTTTTGGATTATGATACGGAGAGTTATGATAATCCATATGACACTAATGAAGAAATAGAATCGGAAGCAGATGATGTTATAGATTTTTCAGAATCAAACCCATTTGGTACTTATTAATGTTAGGAACATATTTTTATCACGAAATTATAAGAAAAACTATTATTAGTTTTGGAACATTATTCAATGACATTTCCATCAGGCACACAAAGAGTGATGGTAGCATTTTAGATGAAACAAAAGTTGGTCTTTCTTATGGACCAATGCAGAAGTTTTTGACAAAAATTCAAGAACAAGATCAGTTAACAAAACCTATTGCAATTACTCTTCCGAGAATGTCATTTGAAATGACCACAATTCAATATGATTCGACTAGAAAAACTGGAGTTACTCAAACATTTAAAGCAAACGATACTACTGATAATAAAACAAAGAAAGTTTTTATGCCGGTTCCATATAATATTGGATTTGAACTTAATATTTTCAGTAAATTAAATGATGATGCTCTTCAAATTGTTGAGCAGATACTTCCTATTTTCCAACCATCATTTAATTTGACTGTTGATTTGGTCAGTTCTATTGGAGAAAAAAGAGATATTCCAATTGTTCTTGATAGTATTGATTTTCAAGATGATTATGAAGGATCATTTCAAATCAGAAGAGCATTAATTTATACTTTAAGATTTACTGCTAAAACTTATCTGTTTGGTTCTATTGCAGATACTTCTGATGGACTCATCCGCAAAGTTCAGGCAGATGTTTATAGTGATACTAATACAAAGACTGCAAAACGTGTAATGAGGTATACTGTTGTTCCTGATCCCATTACTGCCGAACCTGGTGATGATTTTGGATTTACCGAAGAATGGACGTTCTTACCAGACTCTAAAGATTATAGTCCTACTAGACAAAAGGATATTTGATTGTTATGGATAATAATTATGATTCAATCGATAAAGCTTTGAATATTGATAGTGATATTGTTGAGTCAAAACCAATCAAAAAACCAGAGATTATAAAATCCAAAGATGATGATATAGAGAAAGATTATGTCTATAGTCGTGCAAACCTTTACTCCCTCATAGAGAAGGGTCAGGAGGCAATTAACGGCATTATGGAAGTAGCAGGGGAAGGAGGTAGCCCTAGGGCATACGAGGTCGCAGGACAGTTGATTAAGAGTGTT